GTCGTTAGTGGCGATCTTACGGGACGGCATCGAGGACGCGGAGAACGCGACCCCTGCGATCCTGCAACCGAAACAGCCGTCAACGTCAAGACCAGGGTGGGTTTCACGATGTTTCATGTGGAACAGTTTAGTTGACGTAGTCGCCGTAGCCTGCTGCGATCAACGCTGCGCGTTCTGTCTCGTCAACATGATGGTCATGCCCACCGAGGTAGATGATATCGATATCGGTATCTTCTGGTGGCTGGTTCTCGGTGTAGGTGCCGTCGGTAAGTTTCCACACGTTGCGTCCCCGTGGGCCGGGGGTGTAATGCCGGTACAGCTGCCAGATCAGCCGGTTGGCGGGGATCATGTTGCCGTGGTAGTAGTCGCTGCCGGTGAAATCCACCTGGTTGTCGGTGGGTGTGCGGAACAGGTAGAGACGGACGTATTCGACGCTGCTGGTTCCTGTGCCGGTGCCTGTGGCGAGGCGTCGGTAGAGGCGGCGTGATGTGGTCGCCCCCGTGCCGGTGCCAGATCCTGTGCCGGTGCGTGGATGAATGTGGAGGCCGGTTGCTTGGTCGCCGGCGGTTGCTGATCCTGACCCGTATCCGGTGCGTAAATGTTCGTGCAGGATCGCGTTGAGGCTGGTGCCTGTTCCTGTGCCTGTGGCGGTGCGGAACCTGACGATGACCCGTACGTTTGTTGATGTGCCTGTTCCGGTTCCTGTGGCGGTGCGGAGTTTGACAACTACTTCGGTGCCGGTTTCTGCGCCCGCACCTGTGCCTGTGGCTGTCGAGGTGACTGTTTTGGAACCGTTGTATCCGGTGACTGCGCTGGCGTAGGTGATTGCGGTGGACGAGTAGCCGCCTTGGATGTCGGTGGTGCCGCCGTCGTATGCGAGTTGTTCCCGGTCGTATAGGTAGTCGGGGTTGTCGTAGTCGTCGGCGATGGTTGCGCCGGCGTAGGTGATGTGTTCTTCGTAGTCGGTGGAGGATTCGTAGAGGCGTGCCATTAGATGGCCCCCTCACCGTCCACGGGTTTCTCCATGCCGACTTGACCATCAATCCATGCTGACCATTCGTCGGTCGTCATCGGACGTACTTCGTCATCAACCTGCACCGATACGGTGCCGTCAGGGTAAAGGGCTACCAGTTCGTCGCGTGTGTAAATGTCAGCCATCGTTGTATCCATACACTCTGATTTGTCCGCCCGTAAATGTGCCGCTAGCGGGTGCCAGCGTAAAATCTGTGGACTGTGTGCCGCTGCTGGCGACTGTCGCGCCGTTCGCCACGCCCGAGACATACGATGAGAACTGCGATGAGAAACGAGCGCGCAGGTTTGCGTATGGCCGATACATTTCGACACTTCCGCTCGCTGTCACGCCAGCGTTTGTGTAGCCGACACCCCACGCATAAGTAGCGGCGTTAAGTACCTCTGACCAGCCTGCCGCGGCGTACACAGCCGAATAAAACAATTTAGAGTCATAACCAGTTGCTGACGTTTCGCCGTCAATGTCCATGAGAATTAGCGTATTGACGCTACTTGTCACCCAATAAACGACTTTGTAGTTCACAAACGTCGCATCGAACACGTCAGTCAAAGTCACAGAGCCAGGTGTGCCGGTGATCGTCTGCGACTTCACCAACGTCAACCCCTGCTGCGCAACCTGATAGTCCAGCGACGACGTAACAGCCGAGCCGTCCACACCCACCTTCGCCTGTAGGGCTTCCACCGCATCATTCACATTGCTGTGCTGCGCGCTGTGGGACGGCGACGACAGGCTGTCACCAGCAGCCGGGTTCGTCAAACTATCGAGACTGGTAGGAAAATTCGTAGCCATCACACCACCTCATCGGTTGGCTTCTCAAGACCGACCTGGCCGTCAATCCACTCAGACCATTCATCGGTCGTCATCGGACGCACCTCGTCATCAACCTGTACATTGACGGTGCCGTCAGGGTAAAGGGCTACCAGTTCGTCGCGTGTCCACTCAGCCATCGTTGTATCCGTACACTCTGATTGTGCCGCCTGTCATCGTTCCGCTGCTAGGTACAAGCACGAACGATGTGAACGATGTCGCGGATGACAGAAACCCTGCCGTGTATCGCATAGCACCCTGATTTGACCTAACGTCAATGCCGTTTCCAGCGACCGCCGTCAACGTGGACAAGTACGGGCTGAACACATCAAACGATGTTTGCAGGGGTGCCGTCGCACTACACACGCCAAGTTGCTTGATTTCGCTTGCGCTGTTGCTCGCGTTACCGCTGACAGTTCCAACCGTGTTGACAATGACGGTTGAGTATTCGTAACCACTTGCGACCGCGCCAAACCTAATACCTAACGACAGAGACACCGAACCCAGAGTGCCGTTGACCATGATCCGATAGTTGTCAAACGTCGAGGAGAACGCATCTGTGACGGTCACCGATGACACACCGCTACCAATCGTCTGCGACTTCACCAACACCAAACCTTGATTAGCAACCTTGTAGTCCAGCGACGATGTTACCGCTGAACCATCCACACCCACCTTCGCCTGCAACGCCTCGACAGCATCATTCACATCGGCGTGCTGCTGATCATGCGGAGGATTATCCAACGTGTCAGCCGACGTAGGATTCGTGAACGAATCCAACGAACCAGGAAAATTAGTAGCCATCAGCTCACCTCATCGGTTGGCTTCTCTTGCCCGACTTGCTGGTCGATCCATGCTGACCATTCGTCGGTCGTCATTGGGCGTACGTCGTGATTCTGTTGCACGTTGACGGTGCCGTCAGGGTAAAGAGCTTCTAGTTCGTCGCGTGTGTAAATGTCAGCCATTGTTGTACCCGTAGATGCTTGTCGTGTGGCTAATCGTTCCGCTCACGGGGAAGATTGAGAACCCGTCATATGCATTATTCAGAACGTGTGCACCACCGACGTTGTACGTCCAATAGTTGCCACCGGTGTTGTACGACTGTCCTGCACCCATGATTGTTGTGTGATAGGCCAGGTTCGGGTAGATGACGTCGAACACGCACCCCTGACGAGCGACGGTGCTGCTGATGTTCGTCTGTGCTAGTTGTTGGTAAATGGCTCCTGAACTGTTCACGTTCAGAGCCGAACCGGCCGATGACAAACCGTGCAAGACATAGTTGTAGTTCGCGGCCGTGCTATCTACACCCCCGACGCGGTATCGCAGAAACAGGTTGCTAGGTAATGTTCGCAACCTAACGACAACACGGAAAGCGTCAAAGTCGCTCGTAAACACATCATCAAAATTCGCTGCGGACACGCCGGTGCCGGAGAACGTGTCGATATGTACCAGCCCAAACGTGTTATTTAGGTCGGCAGCGGTCAAAACGTCGCCGCTTGAGTATGGGAACGCCATGGTGTCAGCCTAGCCCAGCCGGTTCTCGTCAAGTACCCCTAGCACCGCCGAGTCCAACACGAACGACTGATAATCGTCAGCGGACAATAAATCCAACACGATGCTTGTACCCGACGCCGTAGCACGGATCTGCCGGCCGTAAATCAAACATTTGTCGGTGACGGTGCCAGCGGCGCCGGTCGGTGTGTAAGTGATCGTGCATGGCTGCCACAACGCGGTCTCGGTGTCCAGTAACAGTTCGAGCTGTGTGGCGGAGCCGGCTGGTGTGTTGGCAAGGTTGGCGCTGGTGAACTCAAGGCGTTGGGCGATGAATCGGCTGGTTGATAGCCGGTTGACCATGTTGGTGGCGCCGTTGAGTGTGGCGGTGTCGGTGCTGGCTGCATGACCTGTTGCGGTGTATGCGCGTGCGCCGTACAGGTCGGCGCTTGTCGTGTCTTGAACTGTTTGGGTGGTGCCGCCGTCGCGTGTGCTGATAACGGTGTTGACTAGTTCTTCAATGTTGTACCCGGTGATTACGTCGGCGGCTGGTAGTTCGCCGGATGCGGGTGTGGCACCTGTGAACTCAAACACGTTGAGCGTGTCAGAGTAAAACGTGGTCGCGGATCTTGTGAGCGTGTTGCCGATGGTGACTGGCCAATAAACAGCTGCGTCGATGGGCGCCGGATCGTGTGTGATTTTTTTGCCGTACACAACGCACAGATCGGCTGACATGACATCGTTTTGCAGCGAGTCGGTGATGAACTGCACATTGGTAGATGTGATCTGCATTGGAACGGCTGTGTTGTCGTTTGCTAGTTGGCCAGCACCTTTGCTGGCCCCAGTCGTTCCAAGTTTCACCATGTCGTCGGTGCCTGACAGTTTCAGGCCGATTGTGCCCTCAATGGCGTCACCGGGGCCTGTTCTTGGCGACGAGCTGTAATCCTTCGGGCTAAGCCGGCCGACGACAGCCACCCAGTCAAGCGCGGTGATTTGCACGGTGGATTGGGTGCCGTTGTCCGCTAACTGGAAGTCGTCAACGATGCCGTGAAACAGGATCTGGTCGCTGCCACCGTTCACCGTTGTGGTGATGTACACGCCTTGGCTGAACCAGTCGACGCTGTCATATGTGCCACCAGCGTTCGGGGTGAGAGCGCCGTCGTTGTTGTCCAACGTAATGATGGCGCGGTTCGGGTTGACACGTTGCGGGCGTGCTGCCTGTTGCACCGTGAAGCCAAGCGCACGACTAGTGAAATCGGTTTGGTTGTCGATCTCGCCGATCTTGACGGTGTGCGCGAGCGTGAGTGTCACGACCGGATCTGCCCAGTAGTCGGGATCGGCAAGCTGCCAGATTGGCGGCCGGCGCGTTCAAGGACGCGCACCAGTTCGTTCGGGTCGGTGCCGGCTGGCATGTTGACGGTGACGTTCATGTCGCCGCCGCGCACGCCTGAGCGGTTGCTGGGGCCGATCTGCACGCTGCTGACTGGTGTCGGCAACGGTGGCGCTGGTGCAAAGTCGCCGCCGCCGACCATGCCGGCTGCAGCTGCGATTTCGGCTGCCGTGAGTGTGGTGAGCGCGGTGTTAGCGATGGCGTTCAACACCTCAAGTTGCGCTAGCACCGCGTCGTATTCGCCTTGGTCTAGCAGCGCGATCAGTTCGAGCTGTTTAGTTGCTGGGATGTTGTCGAGCTGGTCGATGACTTTGCCGAGTTCGCGGTAGATGTCGCGGCTGGCTTCTTCGGCTTCGCGGCTGCCTTCGCCGTATTCTTTGACGGCTTCGGCTGCGTCAAGGATGGCGTCGCTGAAGTTGTCGACGGCCTCGTCGTTGTCAAAAATGCCGAACAGGTAGTTGAACTCGTCGATCAGGTCGGTGTTCATGTCGCTGATGAACTGCTGTGCTTCGTGGTGGCGTGCCATCGCGTCGTTTGTGCGCCCGATGGCGGCAGTCACGTCATCAAGCGTTGGGTGCAGCTCGTCCATAAGCCGTTCGGCTTCTTCGTAGTCCAGGTTGGCGAGCTGCTGCTGGTAGGCGGCTTCGGCGATGGCTTCGGCCACTTCCAGTTCGGCGTCGGCGTAGCCCTCAATGGCCGGCGTGACTTCGTCCTCAACGATCTTGGCCTGTTCCTCAAACACGTTGGTCAGCTTGCCGATGTCCACGAATGGGATCTTGTTCGCCACGTCAATCAGCGTGTTGATAAAGTCCACAAACTTGCCGGCCAGCCAGCGCACAGCGTCACCGAGCGCGTCCATGACAATCTTGCCGGCTTCTAGCACCTTGGTGACGACGCCAAACTTCTTTTCAAGGGCGAACAGGACGCCGACCAGCGTGAGGATGATCATTGCGATACGCACCGCCGGGTTGGCTTCCATCGTCTTGTTGAACAGGAACTGGGCAGCTGTAGCGATGCCGGTGGCGGCTGCTTTGACTTTCAGCGCGGCGTTGTACGCAATCACGATGGTCGACAGCGCGCCGATGGCTACGCCTGCAGCAATAACCAGCTCGGTGTTCTCAGCGACAAACGTGGCTACGTCCTCAAGAATGGGCAGCAGTTTCTCTAGAATGGGCAGCAACGCCATGCCAATAGATTCCTGTGCTTGGTCGATACTGACCTGCATACGTTGGAATCGACCCGCAACTGTTTCAGCGTT